TTGCTGACATGATTCAATTAACACATTTAAAACTACAACAAGTAATGTCTAGATTAACACCAGATGGTGTTTATTTAGATGCTGATGGTTTAGCTGAAATTGATTTAGGTAATGGAACTAATTACAACCCACAAGAAGCTTTAAACATGTTTTTCCAGACAGGTTCCGTAATAGGAAGGAGTTTCACATCAGAAGGTGATATGAATCCTGGTAAAGTACCTATTCAAGAAATACAATCTGGATCTGGTGGGCAAAAAATGCAAAGTTTAATAGGCACTTATAATTATTATTTACAAATGATAAGAGATGTCACTGGATTAAATGAAGCTAGAGATGGTAGTATGCCAGATAAGAATGCTTTAGTAGGTGTACAAAAACTTGCTGCAGCAAATTCTAATACCGCTACAAGACATATATTACAATCTGGATTATTCTTAACAGCTGAAATAGCAGAATGTTTATCACTTAGAATATCTGATATTATAGAATACTCTCCAACTAAAAATGCTTTCATTCAAGCTATTGGGGCACATAATGTAGCAACATTAGATGAAATGAAGAATTTGCATTTATACGATTTTGGTATATTTATAGAATTACAACCAGATGAAGAAGAGAAACAATTGTTAGAGAATAACATTCAAATGGCATTGCAACAACAAAATATAGAACTTGAAGATGCTATTGATCTTAGAGAAATTAAAAATATTAAACTTGCTAATCAACTTCTAAAAATACGTAGAAAGAAAAAGCAAGAAAGAGATAGGCAATTACAATTAGAAAATATTCAAGCACAAACAGAATCTAACACACAAGCCGCTCAAGCTGCCGCTCAAGTAGAAATGCAGAAAAATCAAGCGTTAAAGCAATCTGAATCTCAATTTGAACAAATGAAAGCACAAATCGATTCTCAAAAAATGCAACAAGAAGTTATGCATAAAAAAGAATTAATGGCGCTAGAATTCCAATACAACATGCAACTTAAAGGAATTGAAGTTGGTGGCATGAAACAAAGAGAGAAACAGAAAGAAGATCGCAAAGACGAAAGAACAAAAATCCAAGCATCTCAACAATCAGAGATGATTGAACAAAGAAATAGTGGAAAACCACCTAAAAACTTTGAGTCAGCAGGTAATGATACCTTAGGTGGCGGATTTGATTTAGGTGCATTTGAACCTAGTTAAATTTTTTATTAATTATTATTATATTATATTATGGAAAAAAAGAAAACAGAGATAGTAGAAGAGGTTATCGAACAACCAAAAGTAGATGATACAGTCGAAAAAATTAAAGTGAAGAAGAAACCAACAATGAAAAAGATTAGTCAAGACGACGAACCTATCAAAGTTGATTTAAGTAAACCTCCTAAAACAGAGGAAAATGAACAGCCAGTTGATAACACAGAGACCGAGAATGTTCAAGAAAAAGTTGTTGAAGAAACAATTGATAAAAAAGAGGATATTGACAAGTCTACAAAAGAAGATGTTGAAACACCTGTTTTAGAAGAAATTACAGATGAAGAAGCAGTTGAAGAATTAGAAGAGCAAGTTGAAGAAGCTGTTGCTGAAGCTGAAGCTACTGGAAAACCAATCCCTGAAAACATCCAAAAACTAATGGATTTTATGGAAGAAACCGGTGGAGATTTAAATGATTATGTTAAACTTAATCAAGATTATAGTAAGTTAGAAGATAACGATTTATTATATGAATATTATAAACAAACAAAACCTCATTTAAACAATGAAGAAATTAACTTCCTTATGGAAGATTCGTTCTCTTACGATGAAGAAGTAGATGAAGAAAGAGATATACGAAGAAAAAAATTAGCGTTAAAAGAGCAAGTTGCCAACGCTAGAGCCCATCTGGACGGGCAAAAGTCCAAATACTATGAAGATATCAAAGCTGGGAGTAAGTTAACTCCAGAACAACAAAAAGCTGTAGATTTCTTTAATAGATACAACAAGGAGTCAGAGGTAACTCAAAAAGCAGCAAAAACAAACTCTGATATTTTTACGCAAAAAACTGAAAAAGTTTTTAACGACAAGTTCAAAGGTTTTGAATATAACGTCGGTGATAAAAAATACAGGTTTAATGTAAATAATGCTGAAGAGGTTAAAAACACCCAAAGTGATTTAAACAATTTTACCAAAAAGTTTTTGGATAAAAAAATGGGTTTAAAGGATGCTAAGGGTTATCATAAATCTCTATTTACAGCAATGAACGCAGATGCTGTTGCTAATCACTTTTATGAACAAGGAAAAGCAGATGCTATGAAAAATAGTGTTGCTAAAGCCAAGAACGTGAATATGGATCCAAGACAAGCTCATGGAACTATTGAAGCGGGTGGTGTTAAAGTAAGAGTGTTAGGTGATGATTCCACTGATTTTAAGTTTAAAATTAAACAAAAATAACAATTTAAAATTACAAAATTATGGCAATTTCAAATCCCGGTGGAAATTTGAATAGTGTACCCGCTTCGCAGAAGCAAACATTAGACTCAAACTACATCGATTTTACGAGCGCAACAACAAAAGGTTGGGCTCAACAATATGTGCCTGACTTAATGGATAAGGAAGCTGAAGTGTTTGGTAATAGAACAGTTTCAGGTTTTCTTTCTCAAGTTGGTGCAGAAGAGGCTATGACAGCCGACCAAGTTATTTGGTCAGAACAAGGTAGATTACACGTGTCAGTTAAAGGTACTTTGAATACAGATACATCTGTGTTCGCTGTTACATCTGATATTGATGGTAATAACGCAAGTAGCACAAATGTATTTACATTAGCTAATCATGGTGTACGGTTAAATGATATATGTCTTGTAGCTGTAGCTGGTAAAGTAATAAGAGCTCAATGTGTATTAGTAAATGGCGCGAATATTACAGTACAACCTTACAGTGTTGAGAACTTTGATGATGATTCTTCTATCGCTGATGATGACTTATCTGCAACTTTAGTAGTTATAGGTTCTGAATTTAAGAAAGGTACTACTGGCCACGCTTCTTATACAGCTTCATCAACAGTAACAGGAACATTGAACAAAGCGGTTAAACCAACTCATGTTTCATTCAACAACAAACCACTTATCATGAAAGACTATTATGAGATCTCAGGATCTGACGCGTCTCAAATTGGTTGGGTGGAAATATCTGGTGAAGATGGACAAAGTGGTTACTTATGGTATTTAAAAGCTGAAGGTGATACAAGAACTAGATTTACTGATTATTTAGAGATGACTATGATAGAAGCTGAGAAAACTCAATCTACTTCACACGTTGCTGATGGTGGCGGTACTGATGACGATGCTTATGGTGGTATGGGTACTAATTCAGGTAGCGAAGGTATGTTTGCTGCTATTGAATCAAGAGGTAATGTTACTACTGGTGTTACCGGTGTTAACGCTGCCACTGATTTAGCTGAATTTGACGCTATCTTAGCAGAGTTTGACAATCAAGGCGCTATTGAAGAAAATATGATGTTTGTTAATAGAGCGACTGCTCTTGCAATGGATGACATGTTAGCTTCAATGAATTCTTATGGTGCTGGTGGTACTTCTTACGGGGTATTTAACAACTCAGAAGACATGGCACTTAATTTAGGTTTCTCAGGATTCCGTAGAGGTTCTTATGATTTCTACAAAACTGATTGGAAATATCTAAATGACAAAGCTACTAGGGGATCAATTAACGAACGTGCTACTAGTGATGCTACTAGAGGTGTTATTGTTCCTGCAGGTGTATCTTCAGTTTATGATCAACAATTAGGAAAGAATCTTAAACGTCCTTTCTTACACGTTAGATATAGAGCTTCTGCAACAGATGATAGAAAACTCAAAACTTGGGTTACTGGTTCTGTTGGAGCAGTTACATCTGATTTAGATGCAATGCAAGTACATTATTTATCTGAAAGATGTTTAGTTACGCAAGGAGCTAACAACTTTATGATGTTTAAGTAGGCAATTTTTAAAAGAGGGTGGAGCTTAGTCTCCACTCCCTTTTATTTTTATTAATTTTATTATATATTATATTATGGCAAAAAAAGCAAAAACAAAAGTTGAGGTAAAAGAACCTCAGGTTGTAGAACAACCAAATGTAGTTGTTAAAGAAAAACCTTTACCAACTCCAAAAAAAGACGAATGGGAAATTAAAGATAGAATATACTATCTAAATAGACAAAGAAAACCACTTTCATATTCGATAAAATCTTCTGGTATATATTATTTCGATGAAGAAAAAGGTTATGAAAGAGAACTCAAGCATACCGAAAATCAGAAAACACCATTTGTAGATGAAATGGTGGGTGATCAAAGATTAGCACATATTATATTTAGGAATGGATATCTTCATGTGGGAAAAGAAAAAACTGTTTTACAAAAGTTATTATCTTTATATCACCCAGATAGAGGTCAATTATTTTATGAATATAAAGTAGAGAAAGTAGCTGAAAGTGAAATTGATGTTATCGAGAGAGAAATAGAGGCTTTAAACACAGCGCGCTCACTCGATATAGACATGGTGGAAGCAGTTTTACGTGCAGAAAAAGGTTCTAAAGTATCTAAAATGAGTTCTCAAGAACTTAAACGTGATTTATTAATATTCGCTAAGAAGAATCCTAAATTGCTTTTAGAATTGGTTAATGATGAGAATGTACACCTTAGAAACGTTGGTATAAAAGCAACTGAAATGGGGATATTAAAGTTATCATCAGATCAAAGAACTTTTTATTGGGGATCTAATGATAGAAAACTAATGAACGTTCCATTTGATGAACATCCATATTCAGCTTTGGCCGCTTGGTTTAAAACTGACGAAGGAATGGAGATTTACTCCAATATAGAAAAACGATTAAATTCGTAACAACCCTAAAGAATAGCCACTCTTTTTAGGGGTGGCTATTTTTTTAAAAACAATAATAAAAAATAATGGTAAGTATAGATACAATATATCAAAAAGTTTTAGCATTTGCTAACAAAGAGCAGAGAGGATATGTAACTCCTCAAGAGTTTAATCTATTTGCCGACCAAGCACAAATGGAAATATTTGAGCAATATTTTTATGATATAAATCAGTTTAGAAGAGTACCAGGTAACAACCACATGTATTCTGACATGCTTAGTAATTTACAAGAAAAAATTGATTTGTTTAATAAAGATTTATCCAATGCAGAAATTAACAATAATTACGGTGATATAAAATTAAACACTACTATACCTGATTTATATAGGTTAGGTAGGGTGAAAGTTACATACGCGGGACATGAAGAAGCAATGGCTGAATATATAGATTGGAAAGAGAATATATTATATGGAAAATCACCATTAGCAAAATGGTCAAAAAATAGACCTGTATATAATAAGTGGACTAATCAAGCTGGTGATGATCTATTAAAAATACGACCTTATCCGGAAGATGGCGTAGATATAGTGCGAATATTCTATACAAAAAAACCATCAAAACCAAATTGGGGTTATGTAGTTGTAAATGATAAACCACTTTATAATGCAGATACATCAACTAATTTTGAACTACATCCCGCAGAAGGACCTGAATTAGTATATAAAATACTAACATTTGCTGGTATTGCAATTGAAAAACCTGGGTTAGTACAAGTAGCTGCGGGATTAGAAGCAGGTAAAATTCAACAAGAAAAACAATAAATAAATGGGATTATTAGATGGTACTACACAACAACAATATTATCAAGGAAATGACTATGGTAATTATCAATTTACCTCTTTAGATGATATTATAACACAGTTTCAAATAGCTTATGTTGGTGAAGATAAAATTATATCTAAAATAAAAAGAACTGATATAGCTTTTCACGCACAGCGAGCTATGCAAGAGTTATCTTTTGACACTTTTAAATCTATTAAATCTCAAGAAATAGAAGTACCAGCAACATTACAAATGATACTTCCACAAGATTATGTTAATTATACAAAAATAAATTGGGTGGATTCTGCTGGTATAAAACATCCATTATATCCTACAAGTAGAACTTCAAACCCGCCAAATCCATTACAAAATTCTGATGGGGACTTTAAATTAACT